GACAAAAAAAAGGGGCGTGAGCCCCTTAATAATTATTTAAGAAATGCTGGAAGTTCAACTTGGCGGACTTCCTGAACTTTTGCTTTTAGAAATTCTGAAACGAATTTTAAATCATCAATAAATAATTTAAATTCTTTTGCGTGAATTTCGCAGCGATTTACAAAATCGTTTCCGTAATCGTCAATTGTTAAAATTTCAGATTTTTGGACATTTTGTAAAAGTTCAATTTCTTTTTTTAGAATCTCAATTTCATTTTGTGATTCTAAATAAGCTGTGAAAATTTCAGCTTTGAGAGATTTCTGAGAAATCATGAATAAATCCGTGCGATGGAAAAATCAGAAATAATTTTTCTGATACCCTATTATAACTCCTAGATACAGGAGTACATGTATAAAATGATACAAAATCAGAGAAAATCGTGATTTATTAATAATTTCTTAACGATTCAGCTAATATATAAGAATTGCTTATATATATTCATGCTTTCTTTATTATTACTAATGAATCAAAGAAAAGCCGAGAAATAAGGTCTATACTGGACTTTGAGACTTTTCAAGGTTTCTGGCGTTTTATTCTTGACTTTATGTTAAGAAATACGACATCTAATTAATAAGAATTAGAAATTAATTCTATTTAATTTTTAATTGTTATTAACTACAATTTCAATTATTAATTAATTCTTATTATTTAGTAATTACTATTTATTATTATTAATTAGTAATTTTATTTAATTGTTAATTCTTATTATTTAGTAATTACTATTTATTATTAATATTTAGTAATCACTATTTAATTCTTATTATTTAGTAATCACTATTTAATTCTTATTATTTAGTAATTACTATTTAATTGTTATTATTTAGTAATTACTATTTATTATTAATACTTAGTAATTGTTATTTAATTCTTATTAATTAATATTATTATTAATTAGTAATTCTTATTATTTAGTGATTACTATTTATTATTAATATTCAATAATTACTATTTAATTGTTATTAACTAAAAATGTAATTGTTATTTAATTCTTATTAATTAGTAATTGTAATTAGTTCTTAATTATAATCAATTAAGGATTAATGAGAATGATTATCATTCTCAATTGAAAAACGCCCTAAACCGAAAGAAGAGAATAACACGCAAAAGCCCCTAAACCGATACCTTGCCAGAACTTCGTTAAACCGACTACTCGCCAGAACTTCGAATATTTTTAGACAAAAAAAGGGGCCTAAGCCCCTAATTTTATCGGCCTAAAAATGGCCTGTAATCAATGAATCGGCCTTTGTAACCGTATTCATTAGGCTTAAGCTCGTAGGTCTTGTGACCTTGCCATTCTTCCTTATAGCGTGAATCAGTGAACCATTTGAAATTCCTTTGATAAATACCGGGAAGGCCGAAAAAGTCAGCAATCCTATTTAATCGGCTTTTAGTGGTCACAGTTTGCCATCCTGCATCTTTCAAACAAATCAAATCTTTAGTTTGATTTAGTTCAACAGGCCAATTAGGCATAATCTGACAAATTAGATTTTCATGTAAATAAACACAAATTCCCGTGTTGTCAGATTGAACACGCATATTTGCAAAAGACCAATTTTTTTTATGGTCGATTGCCTCTAACATTTGCGCTTCAATTTTACGCATGGTTTTTTTAGCGATGGAATAAGAAGGTTTTGAAGCCTTCAGGCTGGGAACCGTTAGGAATCCCAGCGGGAAGGAATCATTGATCCGTGTAACCGTCAAACCAAGCCCCTTGCCTTTTGGTTCTCCTTAGATTCTCAGGACGTTTGCACGTGCTTGAGCTTGTTTCAGGGTCGTTGCAATGGGCTTGAGCTTGTTCAAGGGTTAGACCTTTTTTAATGGTCTTTCTATATCCCTCCTGTTTGTAATAGAAACGGATGATTTTATACATGATTTTGTAATTGAATAGAAAAATTAGAAAGCGAATTAAAAGGCAGACTTTCACCGCTTTGGAAGTCAACTAAAATCTCTGTAGTTTTTAGATCAAAAGAAAAACTTTTAATTCTAAATTCTGCACCATGCTCATTAATTAAAAGAGCATTTTTTAAGCAGTCCAAAGAAATAGAAGAACAAGGCAAAATCTTCATTTTTTAACTCTCTTTAATGCTTCTAATGCCACTTCTATTCCCATTTGTGAAAGTTCCTTTTCTTTGTCTGTAAGGTCTGAGCCGATAGCCTCAGCCATTGACAGGCATTCATTAGAAAGCTTTTCAGTTGGGGCAGTAATGGCAAGCATTAAAGCTTCTGTAAATTTTCTTTCTGTTTCAGAAATCATTTTAAAGATGCGATGGAATGAGAACCGAGGCCCTCAAAATCTACAATACACCTAGATCTAGGAGTAAAGAAGGGAATATTAATATTATGTAACATTTAATAACTACTGAACAAGACGAGCAAAAAGCCAGAAATTAAGCTGGTACTAGGGATTTGCAAGGGTTTTCCTTATTGCAACTGATTCTCATTGTCAATTAGTACATTTGTACTATTTTTAGAAATATTTTACCCCTAAACCGACCTTCTTCCGTAATAGCCTTAAACCGACCTCTTGCCAGAACTTCGATAATTTTAACACCTTAAACCGGAATGTCGCCAGAACTTTGTGTTACTTAAACCGACTACTTGCCAGAACTTTATCGTTTTAATCGTTGATTTAATTCACGAAGAAAAACATCACGAATAGATTTATCTGCAATTTCTAAAAAATTAAACTTAAAAGGAACAGTAGACATAGCAGTTTGAGTCATAATTCTATGCAAAGAACCAGTCCTTGACTTAAGAAAAATACCAGCAGTTTTTGAACTTAAATTACGATTCCTAGCCATATTTTCATTCATATAAAAATAAGTATCTCTTTTTAAAGGTTTCAATCCTCTACTTTTCCTTCTCTCATTCTGAGACTTTCTTTTCAACCTACCCTTCTCATGCCTCATTCCCATTTGGTCAAAATCAAGCAATCCAGCAGAAGACATTCCACCTGCTAGGTCAGTCAATATTTGAGTGTATTGCCCCGGACTCATATTTCCATATTTATTTCTTCTTACTTTTGGCGACATTGTAGGAACCATCACTTCACCAGTTGAAAGAATGTGACCTTGATTTCCTAAAGCATCCTGATTCGGATCAGATGACGTGTCGGGTAAACGCCTAAGAATCCTTTGAAAACGAGTCGGATAAACCATTCCTCCATTACCACCCATAACACCTTGCAAATATTTCGCAGGAGGGTTTCCTTTGAAAGCCTCATCTCGAATATAAACACTAGCTTCTATCTCTTCCTTCCCAACAGGTTTTGGTTTCCAATACCGAAAGCTTTTTAGAGTAAAAGGAACAGGATTTGTAAATCTAGCTTCAGCCTCACTAGATAATTCCCTAGTTGCTTGAAAGACTGCTTTGTGAAGAGAATCCGTTGCAGCTTTAGGAAGTAACACTTTTTCCAACTCATTAATCTTTCCGATTAATTCTTGTGGATTAAATTCAATTGTTGCTGTAGTCATAGCCAAATTATAAGCAGACATAAAGAAACGCCCTACCCCTCAATTTACAAAGGGACAGAGCGTTCCTCCATCGCTTTTTTACTATACACCTTTATCTAGGTCTTGGCAACATCAGGATAAGATCTTGCTCCCTTGTCTGATTTTTCACGTATCCACTTGTATTCAGACTTATCCATGATGTATTCACGAGAGAACAAGTTCGCTCCACAGTGTTGGCATTTAAGTTGCCTAAGCGTGTAATCCTCATAAGGCCAAGTTTTGACAACTGCAAAGTCATCCATATCACATTGCTTACATTGAGTACGCATCAAGCCTCCTCCACTGGTACGTCATAAGCAGTATGCAAATGATGCTTAATGGAATTTAAATCCCTAGAGAACATCAGCAAAGCTTCTTGATCCAAGGCTTCATTCTCTTCAATAGCATTGTCAGAGATTGCAGAGGCAACAGCTTTAGCTGTACTGAGCAAAAGAACCAATCGGTCAACGACTGGTTGTTGTTTAATTGAGACTGACATAAGACAGAAATAAGACTCCATAAAGTTTCCAACCTTCCAACCTTTACCAACCTTATTCAAAACTTCTAAAGTACCCAATTCCCCCTATACCCCCTATTTATATAATATATATACTTTTATAGAAATAGGTTAGTAGGTAGGAAAGGGGGTTAAAAGCCTTGCAGGTAAAGGATGAAATCCTTCCTACCCCGATTCCGAGGTAGGAAAGTAAACGTACTTAAGTACGCCATCAATAGATTTACGCTTTTTGCTATAGCCAATAGTTTTTAGAACAGTTGAGACTTGCATTTGATCGGATCGGTTTTGTTTATCGACAGGTTTTTCAATAGCCTCTGTAAGCAAAATTTCCGTAGTAATTGGTTTGCCTGCATTTGCGGGGCTACTAAGCCAAGCTTCAATCGGAGGTCTCCAAGGTGATTGAACTAGGTAATTCATGTTTTCCAATTGAATTTGATTTTCTTGCTGGGTTGATAAGTAATGAGGTTCACGATTTTTGTAGGCTTTAACAGCGGCAGAGAAGATAGCGTCTCTTTCAAGCTGAAGAGAATCAAGGTCGATAGGTTTTTCCAAACTGCGATCTACAGGAATACACCAAAATCTTCTATTACCTGTGTCATCAAGAAGGAAGTCATCACGATTCGTCGATCCAACCAAAATACCTCGGCGGGGATACTCTTCTACCGCACGACCATAAGGAACACGTAGTAAGTCAGTTGATCTCGAAAGAAAACTTTTCAATAGCCCTGCATGTTTTTTAGAAGTAACATGATCTAACTCATCAATTTCGCAAATCCATGATCGGTGTAGAGCTAGTAGGGCATCTTTTGAGGCCAGATCTCCAATCCCATCTGCGAAGAATGAGCCGCCAAGAGTCTTCCAAAAGGAGCTCTTACGAATCCCCTGCCCACCCATCAAAACACATGCATAATCATGTTTTGCACCAGGCTCGTAAACACGACGAACAGCGTTTATCAGGGTTGCTTTAAGCATTGCGTCATAGATAGTAGGTTCACCAATATCTGCGTCACAAGGTCTTAAATAAGTAGTCGCAAGCATTTCTATGTAAGTAGGTTCTACGTTCTGTGATACATATTCCAGATAATTTTTAACAGGATCAAATTCATTTTCATGTGCGACTAGAAGGAGGCAGTCAATTGCTAATTCTTTTGTTACTTTGAATCCTTTTTGAGCAAGTTGTAAATAAAAGAGATCGACATTTTTCAGTAATTTTCCATCTATTTCAATGCTATGAGTAAAGGTATTAAAACGAATTGACTGCTCTTGGTTGCGTAGAAATTCAATTAATTCTTGAGAAGTAAGTTGTTCTAATTTACGAGGTATAGGAGTAGTTGCTTCTTCAGGAGTAGTTGCAAGTGTTGCAGGAAAGGAACGAGGAGGAGGAGTCCAGCCATCTTCTTTAGCAAATCGTTGAAGGGAACCGAGTGAAATACCAGTGCGTTTAAAGGAGTCCCATTTCTTTTTGCATTCACCTTCTTCGTACTTGCTGTTTTTGCTAGAGAGATTTTCCCAATCAGAAAGAAGGGAGTCATCACCAACGGAATGGGCAGCCATTCCAATTTTCACCCAAGTATCGTAATCATCTAATCGGGAGGGATTAATTGATTGAAGAAGGGAACGAGCTTTGTCTGCATCGGAATCAAGTACAAGTATTTCAACAGGAGCTTTTTTTGCAGGTTGTTCCATCATCATTTTTAATAATGATTCAGGAGCATCAGCTAAGGGAAGATCAGACGGTGAACGTCCTTCCATCCACCTGTACCCGCATCCTTCCATTGGATGCTCACCAGCGACGATTGATTGACAAGCTTCCCAACGCAATTCGACCTGTTCAATATTTCCTTGAGAATCTTTCTTTCCAGTTTTGTACTTTTTAGTTTTAATTTTCGGCCAGTATTTTTCAGGAACTTTGTAGATCAATTGAAAACGGCCAACGCGACCAGAAGTGACCATCCAAGAATGAGGAAGGCTGCCAATGCTTAGGTTATTTTCGGTTAACCATTGAGTGCAAGAAGCTCCATCGTGATCGAGGAACATAACACCAGATTTCGGACCAGAGACAACACCAATTGCTTTTGCTTTACCGCTAGATAATTCTTTAAAAAGGTCAAGGCGAGAGAGAGGTTTGTTTTGCCAGTCTTTTTGATATGGCTGTTTATTTCCATTGACAGCAACATAACCCCACGACTTAGGCAGCCGTGTAAGTTCTTCTTTTATATCCATGATTAATCCTTGCCGCCCATGATTAATTGATATTCGTAAGCGTCAGGTTTTGTTTCCATCGCTTTGCGGATAAGAGTACGAATCAAACCACCGCGAGAAAGTTCTGACCCTTTATTCTTGTCTAACCATTTGACTTGTTCAGGTTCAAGAAAGATTTGGATGCGCGTCTTTTCCATTAGGGGTTGCACATGTATCGGCTAGAGGTAGGATAGCAGTAGTTAATACACTGTCAAGAGTGATCACACTGAGGTCATATCAAGAAAATGCATCAAGACAGATATGTTCTTTGTTGCGCCACAAGAACTTTTGCTATCTCAGCGGCGAGGTTCGAACAGGTAAAACGCTTACGGTTTTACATGCAGCAAAGCAACTAAGATTTCAAAAGATACTTTTCATAACAAAGAAAAAGGCAATTAGCAGTATCCAATCAGACGCAAGAGAGATTGATTTGCATCTTCTTGTTATTAACTATGAGCAATTAAAGAAGTATCGGTTCACGCAGTGGGATTTAGTAATCGTGGATGAAGCTCACTGCATCGGAGCATATCCAAAACCAAGTCAAAGGCAAAAGAACATTTCTTCTTTAACATACCGATCCATTGTTTTAATGAGTGGCACTCCTTCACCAGAAAGTTTCAGCCAGTTATATCACCAATATCGTTTAACTAGATTTGTCTGGGGTCGATATAGAAATTTTTACGAATGGGCAAAAGCAGGTTATGTAAATATCGAAGAGAAGAGGGTAGGAACAGGTCAAGTGATAAATGACTATAGCCATGCAAATAAGGAGGCCGTTTTAAAAGACATTGAGCCTTACACGGTAAGGATGACTCAAAAAGAAGCTGGCTTTCAGACTCAAGTTGAGGAAAGTGTGAAGTATGTCCAGATGAGACCAGTCACTTACCAAATAGCAAAGGACATCATTAATGATGGGATTAGTGAATTTATAGATACAAAAGATTCAAGCAAAAGATTCAAACATACGATCCTTGCGGATACAGGAGCCAAACGCCTGAGCAAATTAAAACAGATTTATTCAGGAACAGTTATTACTGAAGAAGGTGTGAGATTAATTTTCGACAAATCAAAGGCGGAATATATAGAGCGAAATTATAAGGGTTCAAAAATTGCGATCATGTATACCTACGATGCAGAAGGAAAAATGTTGCGCGAAGTATTTGGTGATCGTGTTACTGATAAGCCAGAAGAATTTAATAGCAATTCCGAGGCTATTTTTATTGGTCAGGTGCGAGCAAGTCGAGAAGGCGTTAATTTATCAAGTGCGGAGTATCTGCTGTTTTATGGAATCGACCATGCGGCTCTCAGCTATTTGCAAGCGCGAGAGCGCCTTAGCTTCCTCGGCAGAACGACACCGCCCAGAGTCCACTATGTATTTGCTTTGAATGGAATCGAACCTAGAGTCCTCCAAAGGGTGCGAACAAAAAAGGATTTCACAATCAGCCATTTTCAATCGGTCAGAGAGCAGTTATCAAAAGAAGCTCATCAATTTTTATGAAAAGGAAAAGGGATATTTAGTACTAAAGCTGATCCAAGTTCAGAAGGCGGGATACCCTGATTTACTGTTATTGAAACCAAACGGCGAAATACGTTTTGTAGAGGTGAAAGCTAAAAGAGGCCGTTTAAGTAAAATTCAGAAATATCGAATTGATGAGTTAAAAAGACTTGGCTTTAATGTCGAAGTTGCCAAATCAGAAGATTAAGTTAATTTTGGGTTGTACAAAAGGCAATCCCCATCACCCGTTGTACGAAATAGAGGCGGTAGGAGTGAGCATCTACCGTCTTTATTTATGAGATAAAAGACCCCCTCGAACCACCAAGAAGGTCAAGAAAATTATAGCCCGATTCACGGATAAATGAGTAGTCAGGGGTAGACAAGGTGAGTCAAGGGGTATATGATAAAAGGAGTCATTCATCGCACATGCATCTAGACACGTACAAGGCGGCAAGGGGATTAGCCGAATCAATCCTTACCTATGGGGAAGCCGACGAGGTAAATCAATATGGTGAAATAGTTCATCATTTAGCAGACCTTCTTGAAGATTACGAGGTTGAGGAAGGCTTAAAGAAATGAAACCTTACAACAATCCTATGGACAGTCCTTGGAGGCAATTTAATTGCTTCTATGAAAAGAACATCGAAAATTATTTAAAGAGTCGTCGAACAATTTATTTCAATACCACCGCTGGGACATCATCTGTCCCAGGACACAATACTTGTATTGGTCAGGGATCTATTCACGTATCTGATCCTAACTTTAAATGTGAAATGCCAACACTTGAAGAATATTGCGAATGGTATTTCAAAAAATACGGCATACCAAAGGAGTTAAAAAAATGATGCTTTCTCTTGACTTACCAAAAAGCAAATGGGAGTCACTCTTGCCATACCTTGAATCTCACATAGAAGAATCGGAGGTTGTCGAGAAACTTTGCAATGCTGTTAAGAGCACTCAGCTTGAAGAATCTCTTGCACAACGTATGTATGGTTTTTTCATCACCCATAGTCTTCCTATTTATGATGTTCCGTCTATTAGGAAAATTCAGAAATTCAAAGGAGGTGCAAAATTAGCGCAAGAAATAACAAGGACTATTGGCATGGCGGAAGCAAAAAAAGCCTATTTCCAATTCCTACAGGACAATTTCACAATGGAGTTGAAAAAATGATTTCAGATATAGGAGGAAGGAGACCAACCCCGGCCTCCTACCGATCCCAGTCACCAAGCAGACCGAAGGGTGACAATTCTAATTTATCTCTTTCTTCAATGAATCAATCAGAAGTTCTTAACACTTTTAAGACCGCCTTAAATCACGGTTCAAGTTTTGAATCTGCATTGGGAAAAGCAGGGGTCTTAGCTGACGCTGATAACAAAGCATTGATGCTAAGAACATGGCCTTTTCTTTTGCAGAAATATGGACCAAGCACATGCCTTTATAAGGAGGGATTATGAAGATTGAGCTTGATTGGCCTATTAAATATTGGGCCAAATTACAAAGAGAACTTGAGCCTTTAAGAGAGGATTCTTTACTGGTTGACATGTTCTGCGAACAACTATCCCCGATTCTTTACACTTCTGAGGAGATTTTATTCCATCAAATATATGAGTTCCAATTAAAGAATGGGCTATCACCTCATCTTTTAGCTTCCGCTGCTCAGTTCAAAAAGTATAAAGGCGGCTCAGGATTATCAAAACAAGTTCACGAGTCAGGGCGTGGATGTGATATCCAGAGTTTCAAAAAACGCTATACAGCTTTTGCTAAATACCTAGCTGCAAAAACAAATCCAAAGGAGGGATTATGAAAAACCCCTTTTGTCTTAGCACCTGTTTAGGGAATGGACTCTACCTTAATCAGAACGGTTCTTTTTCTTACTATCCACCTTATGAGCCTCCTAGAGAAAGGTATGAATTTTACAAAGTGAAGCCTAAATATTACTTTGAAACAGGCTACAAGCGGCGTGAATATATAGAAGGAAAAGATGGCCTATTTCATCTGATTCGTGACACTGGAGATAGATAGAAGTTATGAAAAGTAAAAAACAAGGCCCATTCTTAGATGCTATTGACTTCATAACTAAGGAGGCAACACCATCCCAATTGCAACTTTTAGAGCTTGCTGTTTCTTACGGCAAACAAGAAAGACCTACACGTGCGGAATTAAATGCTTCTAAGGAATCACGTAAGGAATCATGACCCAATTAACTCCCAAAGAAATCGGCTACTTAATCAGAAAAGCCTTTCACGATAACAAACTAAAAACAATGCAAACTGAAATCAACAGAACCAAACAAGAGGAAGAGGATGCCTTGGCAGACCTTGAAGATCTTAAAGAAGCTGAGGAAGAGGAGGGACTATGACTAAAGGCTCTGTTCAAATTAGCAATGCTCAGTACCATGCTGATCCTGCTATCAATGCCAGCAAATTAAAAACGATTAATGCTCACGGTGCTAGAGCTTATTGGAATTGTTTTATTAATCCTGACCGTCCTGAGAAAAAAACTACACCAGCAATGTTGCTAGGTACTTTGACTCATGCAGCAGTGCTTGAGCCAGAGTTATTTGAAAAAGAATTTACAGTCGTTTCTAGTCGTAACACCAAGAAAGGGAAAGAAGAAGCAAAAGAAGCTGAAGAGAAAGGCTTAACAGCCGTTACCCAATCAGACTGGGATCTTGCTTTAAAGATGAGAAAATCAGTCACTTCGGACAAAGAAGCAAGCTCATTGCTGACCAATGGAGTTGCTGAAAAATCATGGTGGCAAGATGATGAAAAGACTGGTTTAACAATGAAAGCTCGTACCGACTGGTTTACAGGAGATACGATCGTTGATTTAAAAACAAGTCGTAGCGGTGCAAGTCCCAAGGAATTTGCAAAGGCAGTTGCAAACTTTTCATATCATTTGCAGGCACAGCATTACTTAAATGTATGTGGTGTAAAGCGTTTTATTTTTCTAGTTGTCCAGTCAGAATTTCCATTTGATACAGCCTTATATGAATTAGATGAAGATGCAATGCGTGAAGGCCAACGGTTATGCCGTGAAGGTTTAGATCGCATTGCTGAATGCACTCTTATGGATCACTGGCCTCATCACAGTGAAGAAGAAGGCATTCAAACTTTGAGCCTACCTCGATGGGCTTTTCCTCCAACCCCAACAAAAAAATGAAAGAAATTCACGCAGCCTTAAAAAAATTTCAAGAGCAATGCCCTTCTCTCTCTAAATCAAGAAGAGCAGGTTTAGGAAAATTTTCTTATCAGTACACACCTTTGGAAGAAATGCTTTCAGTGGTTCAACCTGTGTTGCTTAAGAATGATCTTGTCTTAACCCAAACTTTTGGATGCAATGAACACGGTCAGACCTTGATCGTTACCCATTTGATCCATAAATCAGGCGAAGAAATTAAAGGCGAAACTCCTTTGTTTTTGCCCAGCGATATGGGATCAAAACCAATGTTTACTTATGGAGGTGCTATTACTTATGCCCGACGGTATGCGATCAAAATGATCCTCGGAATCGAACCCGATATGGACATGAATACCGAGGAAGAACTACCAGCGCAGCCCGTTGAAGCCGTCATCAAGGAAACGGCCAAAACTCAACCTATTAAGTCTGATCTAAAAGCGATGTTCCTAACCAAGTTGAAAGATCCAAAATCAGACAATCAAAAAATTATTGCTATGGCCGAGCAACGACATAAAGATGGGAAATTGTCTAAGGATGATTTAACCGAGATCAAATTAGCTGCATGACAGAATATCTAACCTCGCAAGAACTAGCAGAACGCTATGGAATATCTCCACTAACTGTCAAACAGTGGAGAAGAAGAACCAAGCAAAGTAATTCCCCTCACGGACCACCGTGGGAGGAGTATCGAAGCCTCCAACCGGGAGGACCACATGTTCGATATAAGCTCTCCGATGTAAAAGCATGGGAAAAAGAGCACAAAATCAACCCCAACACATTGCATTAATTATGGACAACGCATTTACAGCACGTTTTCGCTTTAAGGACAAAGATCAAAAAGGCAATTCAAAAGCTCCTGATAAAAATCTAATCATTGATTTCACCGCTGAGGAAGCAAAAAAAGCAGCCAAATTCTTAATGGATAAAGCTACTGAAATTGAACTAGGCGGAAACTCAACGATTCGTGTTTACAAAGGAAAAGACGATTATTCAGAAGTTCCTGGTTTTACCTTATGGGGTTCCTACTGGTCGAGTAATGAAGGTGGTACTATTTCTCCTTTAAAGGATTAATGACTGCTGCACGTGTCGGTCAAAGATACCAGAGAGGAGATCGTGTAAAGAAAAGAACTATTGGTGGCACTAAGCCACCAAGGTTCGGAACTGTTTTACATGCCACAACAAAAAATGACTCAAGAGGTCATCCATCTTGGTATTACTCAGTGCAATGGGATGACTTAAAAAGTCCTTCCATTCACGCCCAACATGCCCTGCTACCTAATGCCCACTAAAAGACAACGCGCTATCGCTGAAGAAGAAACCCCTCTGGGTATAGGTCTTCAAACGATCAAAGATTCAGAAGAAATCACAAGAGCTTTAGAACGTATTGAAGAATTAAAGTTTTGGGTTGAAGCCCGTAGGAATCAATCAAAAAAATAATTTTTGCCACCAAGACTTCTGAGGCTGCACAACTCTGTTTTCAGCGCAGGCTAGTTTGGCGTGTAGATAATGGATTTTATCCAAGCAATGCACAATAAAATTACTTTGTTCGTAGTTTTGTCTGGCAAATGATTCCGCCCATCTTTTTAATTCGTCTATATCTTCTATTTCTAAAATATCTCTAACAGTTTTCTCCATTTCTAATTCCTCCTCAATCGTGGGAAGTTTTACCCTTTCTGTCATATAAGCGAAATCAAAAGAATTTGTCATAAGTTACCTCTCCAGTCACGTTTTCTTGGTGGATTCTCTAATAGTACCGCTACTTGTTTTTCTAGCTTGTTTAAGCGAGCAAATATTTCAACAATTTCTCGCTGTCTACGATTACTAATCGTGCTAAATGTCATCATCAACATTGAGAATAAAGCACCCACAATTGCAGCAATAATCTCTGTCATCTAGATTGTTAGAGTGTCACGCTTATCTTATGGCAGAAACCAACCCCACCAAACCTTTAAATGAGGAAAAGAAAGAGACGGATAAAAAAGGTGTATTAGGTAAGTTGCAAGAGTTAACACCTGACAGAGAAGAACAAGTTGCACTGATCGGAGTTGCAGTACGTTTGGGAATTGTTGTCTGGTCTGGATTTATCTTGACTTTGGCATACGTTGATCTTCCTGGCTTCCAGAAACAAAACTTCGATCCGACCTTCATTGCCAGCGTGTTTACGGGAGCACTTTCCAGTTTTGGTTTGTCTACTGCAAAAGACAAAAAGAGCAACGGAATTAGTAAAGAAGATATGGAAGCAATGATGGCTAAGAATAATCAATCAGCCAATGAGCAAGTCATTAGGGTACAAACACCTTTAACCATTAATGGAGCTGAAGTCGTACAACAAGAAAGAATAGATCCAATTACACAACGCCCTATCGGAGATGACGGTAAATTAAAACCATGAAAAAACTACTTCCACTCCTTTTACTGTTGGCCGCTCCTGCTCAGGCCGATGTCCGTCACTCCATAAAATCGAGTGCAACTATTACTCTTGATCCGGCTTATTCTTCTGTAACAAGAATAGGTTCAACTTATTCAGTTTCTGGGTCGAATGTCACTCCAAGTAAGACAATTTCAGGAACAACAACATCTGGAGCAATTGGAGGGCTGAATATCTC